ATCATCCCTAGATGAGAGACACCTACGAGAGTGCCTAAACTAATCCCTATCCACTTATTCATTTTAGAAACCTAGTGGTTTAATAGGTAATGCAGGTCCTGTTGAATCAGGTAAAGACTTCATGATACCTCCACCGATATCAGGCATGACTGCTTCCATTACCTTTCCTTTGATGTTATCTACGATAGCATCCTTTCTGATGAATACATATCCACCAATACCGACTACACCTAGTGCTACTACACCAGAGAAGATAGCGATTCCGTTAATAATTTTTTGCATGATAATTACTTGTCAGGTACAATTTTTACTGGTCCTTGCTCTATCCTAATGGTCTGAGCAGGGGCTGTTTCAGATGCCTTAGCGATAAGAAACTCCATATCTTTTTTAGATATGTTGGCACTGCCAGGCTCAGCATCGCCTTTCTTTTTCTTACCTCCCGCTTGGACGCCAAAAGTAGCTAGCGTTCCTGTGAAGACCGAAGCTATAAAAGTTGGGTCAATCTTTTCTCCTGCATCGTAGCCTGGTATCTTAACGTAATTCAAAGTTAAAATTCCTGCGGACCATATGAGGACTATCACTCTTATAAGAGTTGCTAAGTATTGCAGTTGCTCTTCTTTATCATCAACTGCTTCTTTAAGTTTACCTAAAGGACCTTTAGGTTTCTCTTTTACTGCTTCAGTCATTCTGAATCACCTAGGGTTTTCTTTTTACCAATATTGTATTTGGATTCCAAAGTCCACTCACCCTTGTCTTTAAAAGATAAAACTTTAATTTGATTCAACGGTGCTAGGTCTCCAGTATCTTCACCAGAAATTTCTACAAGTCCCCAGTCTGATAATAGTTTAGTGATTCTATTACGACGTTGCACATCATTAGATGTGATGTTAGTAGGTTTGCCATCTAAAGCAAACAGCTCTTTAAAGTGGACAATGTAGTATTTTCCACGTTTGTGTAGGATATGACAAGACTGATAGAGCTTACGCTCTTTCCTAGAAGCAACACCAACTCTCGTTAATGTTTCACGCACCTTCAAGAAATCATCTGGTTCCTTGAGGGATACTTCTAACATCATATCTTGAGACCATTTAATCTCATCACTCACTTTGTTCCTCCTCGATTTAATTTCGATTTTAGAATCTCAATTTGCTCCTGAGTAAGTATCCTCAATGCTGCTCTAGCATGCTCAGTGTTATAACCATAGTATTTTTTAACTAAATCTAGGTCACTGTCTTTAGTCTTTTTATCCCAAGGAGAAAATCGCTTAGATTTCCTAACACTATGTATAAAAAAGGAATACTGCATATCATTCCTCAGTTGAGGGCATGAATTCATCTCATTTGCATGCATTATGGTGTCAATATGTTGGGCCATGCACTTATTGATGACGAAAGCAGGATACTTTTTCATTGCTCTCTCATCGAAAGTCATGTCACTTGTCTTCAGATTTATACTATTCAGATAGTCTTTTAATGGATACTCGTAATCAGGCATGTTTTTCAAGATAGTTTATTGCATTCTGTAGTGTATAGACATTATCCTTTACTGAACCTAGCATCATATTACAGTGATTACAAAGTAGTCCTCTTATCTTTCCAGTTTTATGGCAATGGTCTATAAAAAAATTGTCTCCCACTTCTTTGTGCCTCCCAGGTTTATTAGATTCCTCACTACCGCATATAGCACACTTATAATCTTGCTCATCTAACATAGTATCATAGTCAAGAATATCAATTCCATGTGCATATATCATCAACCTATTTCTATTATACTCAGGGTCAGATGAGGGTAACTTAAATTTAGCATCTTTATAAGACTTCTTTTTAAGTTGAGGTTTAACTACAGTGTGGTAATGCTCTTTTCGATTTCTTCTTTGATTAACCATGGAGTAATAATGATTCTAGGGGTGATGCAGGGTTTATGTCGTAGTTAGCAACTAACAACTCTTTTTTCAGATGGTTGTTTGCTCTGTGTTTCATACCATATGTGATTTGAAACTCTTCTTGATAGAAATCTCTATACTTTTCCTTAAGATAATCATCATTGTTATAAGTTACCATCCAATCAAATGGACATGCAGCACAGTCATCAACAAATTTATCATGGTCAAATGACTTGTGTAGTTTTGCATCTGTGCCATACAAATAACTACTAATCATGTATGGTGGGTCTAAAAATATAAAACAATTCCTTGGTGTTGACAACTCATCCATCATCACCTCAGTGTAATCTAGGTTAGTAATCTTCCAGTGCTGTATAATCTTAGATATTTCCTTCAAATACCCTGCACCACGAGTGGTAAAGTTTTGTCTGGATGCGGTAGCAGAGAAGGAAGAGTTTTCTGTCAGTCCACTATAACTACACTTGTTTAATACCCAGAATAATACTGCTTTACGGAAAGAATCCGCAGTTTTTATCTCATCTTTAGCAGTCTTAAATAATTCTTTTGCCTTGTCTTCACTACTATGATTTACTTTTATATCAATGAGAGTCTCAGATAAGTCTGTGCCATTCTGTTGTAGGTTTAACCAGAAATTATAGAGATATTCATACTTATCATTCACCCATACAGGGATGTCAGGATACAGTTGAGAGAAGTGCAACGCAACTGACCCACCACCTACAAATGGCTCTCTAAATTCACCAATATTCTTAGGAAACTTGGCAATTAATCGTTTAGCAACCCTTGATTTACCACCTGGATAACGTAAGGGTGTCTTCAAATACTTCATAATTTAACGTGTAGTTGTGGCATATCCCAAGGTCCCATATTTACAGCACCATTAGGGAATGCATTGAAAGAAATTGTCCATCTATCATAGTCATCCATCTGTCTACCAGAATAGTGTTTTAACCATGATGGAAAGATTATCAATTTACCTGGTGCAGCATCAACTTTCTCATTGATGCCCCAGTCAGACTCCATTTTATCATGATACCACACATCTAAGGTATCGTAAACCCTAGGTGTGCATGGGTCATCAAAATACGTAGGAGCACCATCAGTAAGATAGTAGACTGCACTCAGATATGACATAGGATGTCGGTGTAATGGGTGTCCAAACCCACTTCCTGCAGGGGCATGGTTAGCCCAACCAAGAGTAATTTTTAACTCCTCACAATATAATTTATAGTGGACTCTATACTCCTGTAAACACTCCTCAAAGAATCCAAATAACTCATCTACATACTCATTCTCACATTTATGTAAGTCAGGTCGTGTAGTGATGACTCCCTCAGGAATATTAGATTGCATAGCAGGATATGTCTTGAGAAACTCAATGACTTTATCCGTATTATGAGTGATATCTGACTGATATTCTCGTAATACTACTGGAAATAGATGGACTTCTTTACCCTGCATAATCAGATAATCTTAAAGGACCTAGTTGAGACCAACCGCTAGTCACATCTACTGTAACCATGGGCTGATCCCACCCACCTGAGTTTAAATTACCCTGCGGGAAGGTGTTAAAGGCAATGGTATACCTATCAATATCTTCGTGGTTTTCCACACTAGCATGTATCAACCATGAAGGAAATATAAAGCAGCCACCCGCCCCAGTGTGGATGAATTGTCGGTTGTCTACTATAGGTCCTCCGTCTAAATGAAACTGCTGCCACTCTCGTAAAGCAATAGGGTCTAAAAACACTGTTGGAGGACCCTCTGTGAGGTAGAATATACCGCTTATATAGGACATTGGATGCCTATGTGGCTCATGATGCTCACCTCCTTTTGCATCACTTCGGTTGACCCATGACTTGTTTACTACTAAACGGTCACACTGCCAACCATTATCAGCATGTATGGTGTCAACACACTGTTGAAACCATGAATGGAGACCTCTAAACTCTTCACGACGGTGTATGTCATTGCTAGTGCCTACACCCGCAGGCTCATTGTATCTCCTATAGTCTAGTTTCTTTACTTTGTCTAGAGTATCAGACACTAAAGCATCAGATGCTTGGAAATTCCAACACCTTACAGGAAATAGAGGTATGTTGTCATACTTTTGTCGCTTCATCCGCCTGCCATGTCATCATAATTAGTATCTTCTGCTTCTCTCAAAGACTTCCATGAGTCCTCAAAAGAAATAGAGATGTTGTCAAGACCTTCTACCTCAGATGGAGTGGTAGTAATAATAGTCTTAGGTTTATTCTCCTCCTCCCATGTATCAACCAATTCTTTTGCCTGTATATCTACGTCTCTCATAGTATTTTCTATCTTTGCATCTATCCATTTAATTTTCAGCCACTCAATAAATCCAAGTGCAAGGTGTTGAAGATATGGGTTTTTAAATTTCTTTTTTACCCACCTTTCTGCCTTTGCATGCCATGGGTCTACGCCTGGCCCAAACTGTTTTTCAAATTCTATCTTCATTTGAGTGTAAGCACATTAGGATATGTATTTTCACAACTCATTCTTCCTTGAATGAAAGTATTAAAAGCAATTATTTTTCTAGATTCATTCTCAGAGTGATTGGTAGAAACAAAGTGAAACAGATAAGATGGAAACAATACTATGTCCCCAGTTTCAACAGGAATGTAAGTTGTAATCTGATTGTATTTAGTTGGTGTAAAATCATATCTAAAATCATGGTTTTTAAATACTCCACGATTCTCAATGTGGACTAGATTAAGTCCTTCATTACCAAAAGGTATCTTAGGCACGTTGAGATATACCACACCACTCAACATACTATTAGGATGGTTATGGTCTGGGTGATTATCACCAGGTGCAATCTCATTATACCAAGACTCTGTCAATTTAAAAGATAACCCAGACTTAAATCCACAAACATCTTCCTCATATTTTTTTACATGAGAAAAGACTGCATCTT